GGTCAGAAGTCTTTCAAAACCATCACGGCTGTTGCGGTGAGTGCGCTTCTTACTGGCGACTTGACGGTTGGTAATGAAGACGTCTTTGGCCTTCCCTATCGCGTCACCGACGCTGGCTATCTCCTCCGCACGGGCTGGGCTGGCGCTGTGGCTAACGACGCCGGTACGTTTGCGGCGGCCGACACCACGTCGCCCGCAACCGCTACCACGAACGACGTGCGTGGCACCTACGCCCCGTCGAGCGCTGCTGACGGATCTCGTCGCCTCGTGCTTGCCCTCGGCCTTACGGGCTTGCAGGCTGGCCCGAACGCCACGCAGACCGGCGCTGTCGGCGTCACCCCCGCCTAATAAGCTGGGGAGCTTCGGCTCCCCTTACTTTCCTTTAGGAGGGCCACATGGCTGACACTGTAGCATCACAGACAATTCTTGATGGCGAACGTCTCGTCATCCAGAAGTTCACCAACATCTCTGACGGTACTGGTGAGACGGCTGTCGTCAAGGTAGACGTTTCGGCATTAAACCCGAACTCGTTCGGTATTGCCTGCAATGGCGTGAAACTGAACAAAATCTACGCGACAACTCACGGCATGGAAGTTCGCATCCTTTTTGATGCCACTACTGACGTATTCGCTTGGATGATCCCGCAGAATACAAACTACCTGATGGACCTCTCATCTTTCGGCGGCATCCCTAACAACGCTGGAGCCGGCGTAACCGGCGACGTGTTGTTTACTACTGCGGATGCCTCATCAGGCGATATGTACACCATCGTTCTTGAGTGCATCAAAACCTACGGGTGATCTTATGGTCCGCTTGCGTATGGCTAAGGGTGGAGCGACCCCAGTCTACAAAACTGGCGGTGCATGGACACGAGCCGAAGGCAAGAACCCTGAAGGCGGCCTGAATGCCAAAGGGCGCGCGTCTCTGCGCGCCGAAGGCCACGACATCAAGCCTCCCGTGAGCGCGAAGCAAGCCGCGCGCAGTGAAGTTGCAGCCAACCGCCGAAAGTCTTTTTGCGCCCGCATGTCTGGGATGCCTGGGCCGATGAAGGACGACAAAGGCCGACCGACCCGGAAGGCGTTGTCGCTTCGTAAATGGGATTGCAACTGATGGCAAAGGGTCCAAGATATGGCGAGTTCTCGTTCCCGGCTGATGCTGGGTTCAGTTCTTCTGGCAGCGGTAATCCTGATGGCGACTACGCCCGTGGCGGCAAGGTTAAGCCATTCTGGGATAAGCCTGCACCCGAAGGAAAGCCCAAGCATCTATCAAACAAACAGAAATCACAGGCTAAGGCCAGAGCTTCAGCAGCCGGCCGACCCTATCCTAATCTCGTTGACAATGCCGCCGTTGCTCGGCGAAAGGAGAAATGACATGGCTATTCGTTATGTGAAGGACTTTGAGTTCCCGGCTGCGGCTGGGTTTACCGACAGCGCGACCAAGGTGACTGGCCAGATGTACGCCAAGGGCGGCGAAGCAAAGGCTCCCAAGGGTAAAGAGATGGTTCTGCTTATTGGCGTCGGTATGCCGAAGAAGCCTCCAATGAAGAAGGCTGAGGGCTCTTACGTCGACCAAGACGACTACATGGCTCAGTTGGAGAAAAAGTCTCCGATACAGAGCGGCACCTATATGGATAGAATGACTGGCGCCGCTAAGAAGGAGTACGACAAATTCAAAGCGAACGTACAGGCTTTCAGGAAGCCTACCCCGAAAAATAAGAACCCGGAGAAGAGAACGCCTGGCGATGTCCAAGGGGGGGGGGAGCCTGGCGATGTCCCAGTGAAGGGTTACATCCCCATGCACATGCAGAAGGCCCTTGCCGCAAGGACGCCTGGCAATGTCCCAGTGAAGGGTTACATCCCCGGCACTAACGTCGAGGCGTCCGACATCATGGATGCTGACGAGCGCGCTCGCTTGGAGCGGGGGTATAAGAGCGGCGGCAAGGTCGCCAAGGTCATGCACGAATTTGGCGAGGGTAAACTGCACTCCGGCTCAAAGAAGGGCCCAGAGGTCACGAACCCCAAGCAGGCAATGGCCATTGCACTTAGCGAGGCTGGCAAGTCAAAGAAGTCTCGCGGCGGCATTGAGTATGTCGACGGCGGCAAGGACACCTCGGTGTCTGTGAAGGACGTCAAGAGCGGCAAGGTCAAGCAGTCCCGCGATCGCGATTACTATCGCGAGATGGAGCAAATGAAGAAGCCCGCCTTCAAAAAGGGCGGCATGATGAAGCATGAAGACGAGGCGATGGATCGCAAGCTGGTCAAGCAAATGATCAAGCCTGCCGCCCTTAAGAAGATGGGCGGCGGCATGGCCGAGAAGAAAATGATGCATGGAGGCATGGCCCAAAAGGTTCAGATGGCGAAGTCTGACGCCATTGAGAAGTCGATGAAGGGCGAGAAGAAAACGCCAATGGCCAGCGGCGGCATTGCTTCCCGCTCACCGTTGCAGGCGATGGGCATGGCTCCTCGCGGCATGTCGTTGAAGCAGGCTCGCGGAGTTCCTGTTGGGCCTCGCGCCCCGATGATCTCACCACTCGCTACTGGGGCTGGTCCGATGGCTGCTGCGGCAGCTAATCGCCCCGCTATGGGCAGCCGTGGCGTAGGCGTCAATGAGGCTCGCGCAGGCAAGCCTGACGTCGGCGCCATTCGTATGGCAATGGCGAAAGCCGCCAGCGCAGCGAACCCTGAGTCCGCGCCTGCAATGATGAAGCGCGGTGGCAAAACCTCGATGAGCAAGTGCTGACATGACCGTATCAGGGACTGTATCAACAACCGTATTCCAGACCCGGAAGGTGATTGATCACGCCTTCCGGCGTTGCCGTATGGTCCCTGAGCAAATCACCTCAGAGATGATCGACACGGCGAAGGACAATCTCTACTTGATGTTGTCCTCGCTTGCCAATCAGGGGTTCCCTCTCTGGTGCATCCAGAAAGACATCCTGCCCCTGTACCTGGGCCAGCCGGATATACCTACCCCAAATGGCACCGTTGACATCCTGAATGCGAACTATCGCTGGCTGTTCAGGCAGAATGGCGTCGCTCAGTATTCCTCCGCCGGCGGCATCGTCACCTATGCTTTCGATGGAAATCTAGGCACGTCATGCGCCCAGACGTCGGCGAACGGTAACATATACGTAGACTACGGCAGCAGTTCGAGCGACGGCACCATAGTCACGACAGTCGGCGTGATGATGGCGACGTCTGGATCCTTCAACATCAAGTTTGAAGGTTCTAACGATCTTCTGACATGGACCGAGGTTATAGCACCGGGTGCTACAGCATATGTTGCCAACCGCTGGCAATGGTATGACGTCGCAGTTGCCTCGACGTGGAAATACTTTCGTATGCGCGAGACGGGCGGCGGCACGCTCAATGTCGTCGAGTTCTACATCGGCAACAACCCGACCGAGATCCCGCTCGCTCGCCTGAACCGCGACGACTACACGAACCTGCCCAACAAGTATTTTGGCGGTCGCCCGCTGCAATACTGGTTCGACCGCCAGCGCGACATCCCGATCATGAATATCTGGCCGGTGACAGACCAAGGCTCGATGTTCGGGCAGTTTGTCATTTGGCGTCAGCGTTACATCATGGATGTCGGAACATTGACAGAGACGCTTGATGTACCACAAAGGTGGTACGAGGCGATCGTGTGGCAGCTCTCATGGCGCCTCTGCCAAGAATTGCCTGATGTGCAACCGCAATACTTGACGTATATTAAGGCTACGGCTGATGAAGCCCTGGCCCTAGCGCAGGCGGAAGAGCGAGACAATTCGCCGATCTACTTCGCGCCTAATATAAGTCCGTACACAAGATGAGCATCTTTTTAGATCCTCGGGGGAAATCCACTTTCGGTATCGGGATCTGCGCCCGATGCCAGAGAAAGATGTCGCTTGATGATCTGATGCCAGATCCTAATTATCCCGGCTTGCGTGTGTGCGAGATGGATCAGGATCAATTCGACCCCTACAGATTGGCAGCTCGCCAGCCCGAGCGCATCACGTTGAACTTCCCACGGCCGGACGTTCCTGTGACCACAGACCCAGGCGGGTTGGTCACGGAGAGCGACGACTACTTTATCATTGTTGAAGAAGGCGGGGAGTATCTAGTCCCATGAGCACCGTCCCGAGCAACCTAGTTCCGGTCTCAATTACCAACCTTCCTTTGGCCAATGCCCCGACGGGGACGGACACGACGATCATTGTCCAAGGCGGCATTACCAAGCGCGCCACCTTTGGTCAGTTCTTGCAATACATCGGGCCTACGGGCCCGACCGGCACGACTGGGCCTACAGGCGCTGCTTCCACTGTCGCGGGGCCTACGGGCGCCACGGGCACTACGGGGCCTACCGGACCCACTGGCGCCGCGTCTTCAGTCGCGGGCCCGACGGGTGCGACCGGCGGCACGGGGCCTACAGGCCCGACTGGCGCTGCTTCGTCTGTTGCCGGTCCAACGGGTCCAACGGGCAATACTGGACCTACTGGGCCTACGGGTGCTGCTTCTACTGTTACAGGGCCTACGGGTGATACGGGTCCCACCGGCCCAACTGGCGCAACGGGTGCAGCTTCTGTCGTTGCAGGGCCTACGGGACCGACCGGATCTGGGCCTACTGGTCCGACTGGGGCTGCGTCTACTGTTGTTGGACCTACGGGTAGCACGGGGCCTACGGGTCCGACCGGGGCCAATTCTTCTGTGGCGGGACCAACCGGCCCGACCGGGGATATGGGGCCTACGGGACCGACAGGCGCTGCGTCTTCAGTTGCAGGCCCTACGGGTCCGACCGGACCTACAGGCGCAACAGGTGCAGCGTCTACTGTTGCTGGGCCTACCGGACCCACAGGTGATATAGGTCCGACTGGCCCAACTGGAGCTAATTCTAGTGTCGCGGGACCAACCGGCCCGACTGGCGGAACCGGACCTACCGGACCAACTGGTAGTGTTTCAAATGCAACTGCGATAAAGTTCGCAATACTCTACGGACTGTAGGAGAACACGATGGCCAACCCGAACATTGCAGCCGTAACATCCATCCTCGGCACAACCACCTACTACACGCCCAGCGGCACCGCAGCCGTCGTCCTGCTGCCCAATGCTGCTGCGTCTGGCACGGTCTTCAAGATCAACCAGATCGTCGCGGCCAACGTCAACGGCACGTCGGCAGTTGACACGACCGTCTCGGTCTACAGCAACGGCGCTGTGGCTCAGGGTTCGGCACCGTCTGGCGGTACGGCATATCCGATTGTCTCGACGGTCTCGGTTCCGGCTGACGCATCGCTGATCGTGACCGACAAGACGACCGCCATCTATCTGATGGAAGGCACGTCGATCTCCGTGACCAGCGGCACGGCGTCCGGCATCACCTACACGATCAGCTACGAAGTCATTTCGTAAGGAATTGCCATGTCCAGACGTTATAAGGGTGGCGTGATTAGCGCGACTGCGCCGACGACAAGCACGTCTGCCGCTACTGGCGTTTGGACTTTGCCGCAGCAGATGCAGGCTATTGTCGGTAGCGGGTGGCCGTTGGCTCCGCTAGGGTGGATTGGGTTGCTGGGGGACGCAGGTGATGACTTTGGCCAATCTGTAGCCGTGGATAGCTCAGGCAATGTTTATGTTTGCGGATACTCGGACCCCGGTGGACCGTATTCTTTCCAGATAGCAAAGTATAACACTGTTGGTGCAATTCAATGGCAGCGTAGACTTGGTAACGTGAGCGGAGACTTTGGCCAATCCGTAGCCGTAGACAGTTCTGGTAATGTTTATGTTTGCGGCATTTCGGATTTCAGTGGGACGAATAATTTTCAAATAGCAAAATATAACACCTCTGGCACCATTCAATGGCAGCGCAGCCTTGGCGATGGTGGAAATGATAACGCCCGGTCTGTAGCCGTAGACAGTTCTGGAAATGTTTATGTCTGCGGGCAATCAAACGCTAGTGGTTCAATCAATTTCCAGATAGCAAAATATAACACCTCTGGCACCATTCAATGGCAGAGAGGTTTGGGTATCGCAGGAACTAGCGTTGGATATGCCATTGCCTTAGACAGCTCTAGTAATGTTTACGTTTGCGGCCTTACCACGGCCAGCGCCACTAACGATTTCCAGATAGCAAAATATAACACCTCTGGCACCATTCAATGGCAGCGCGAGTTGGGCACTGGCTCAACAGATTATGGCCGGTCAATAGCCGTAGATAGCTCTGGAAATATCTACATATGTGGGCAGTCTAATGTAAGTGGGTCAACTAATTTTCAAATAGCTAAATATAACACTTCCGGGACCATCCAATGGCAGCGCAGCCTTGGCGATGGTGGAAACGAAATTGGTTATTCTGTTGCACTGGATAGTTCTGGAAATGTCTTTGTTTGTGGAGACTCAAACATTAGCGGGACGCTGAATGTTCAGATAGCCAAGTACGACGCATCCGGGGCAATCCAGTGGCAGCGTAGTCTTGGTAGCTCAAGCTCTGACACTGGCTACGGAGTAGCTGTAGACAGTTCTGCAAATGTTTATATTTGCGGACGCTCAACTATTAGCGGTTCAAGCAACTTTCTAATTGCAAAACTCCCCGGCGACGGGTCAGCCACAGGAACATATACGGTCGGCGGCTACTCATTCACCTATGCCGCCTCAACACTAACAGACGCCGCGTCCGCCCTCGTAGACGCGGCATCTAGCTTAACAGCTTCAACGACTACCCTCACTGACGCCGCCTCTACCCTCACAGATGCAGCTACAACCCTTACATCCTCGGTGACGACGATATGACCGCGTACATCAAACTATCGACCAATGAGTACCCGCGCCACGCTGGCGACATTGCCCTTGACCCGGCAGGTGAGTACGCCGTTGTTCAGTGGACGGACATGCCGGAGTTCGACCGTGCAACGCAACGCTGTGGCGAGGGCGCTCCAGTAAATGATGGCGGTACGTGGCGCATGACTTGGGTTGTGCGTCAGGCTACACAAGCTGAGATTGACGAGGCTAACAAGCCGTTTGACCCAATGAACTTGAGGTAGCACCGTGAGCACGAGATACCCCGGCGGCTTAATCACAAAGACACCCGTTGTTCCTTCCGGGCCATACGTGTGCGGCACTGCTCCCGGCATATGGAC